TTACATTAAACAAAGACGATTATCTCGTCAATGCACAAGTAATACCTGCCGATACAAAAAATTTTTAACAATCAGTGAAAAAGGTTACATTAAAAGAACATCAATAAAAGACTTTGCAATTACTGGACGAGGAACTAAAGGCAGCAAAATACACAAACTAAACGACGAAGATGATAAACTCATATGCTTTGCCGCACTAGTAAATGAAACAGAAACGGTAATCGTATCTTCAAACGCACAAATCAAAATTAATCTCAATGAAGTAAATCTTCTAACCAAAGGCGCGCAAGGTACTAAATCCATAAAACTATCCAACTCTAAAGTAATTGGTCTTTTGGTTTTCTAAAATTTTGAAAATGAAAATTTGATTTTATTTAAAAAATATGGTAAAATATTTATAGAAAGTTGAAAAGAAACTTTCTGCTAAACAACTAACAAAACTTTTAATTAATTTATTTAAGGAGATTTAAAAATTATGGCAGTAAAACTTACAGAAAAGTCAATGGAAGTACTTAACTATGTAAAGGACAATGGTGGTCGTGTATCTATTCCAGAAATCACCGCAGCACTCGGTAGAGCAAGTGACAGAAGTACTGGCGCTAACGTAACTGACCTTCAGAAGAAGGAACTCGTAGTTAGAGAGAAGGTTGAGGTTGAAGGAGCAGATAAGCCTGTAACTTATGTTGTTCTTACTGACGCAGGTAAGGCTTGGGCACCAGAGGCTGAGTAATTGAATCTACGGAGGGCTTAAAAACCCTCCATTCTATTATTCACTATTCGATTTAACACAAACTAATACACAAACGAGGTAAAATTAATGTTAAGACAAGCAGAAAACAGAGTAAAAATTGAGGGAATTCTTAGTGAAATTGATCTCGCTTCAAAGCCATTTATGAAAAATGGTAAGGAAGTTGAGGCAATGGGTGGATCTATCACTGTAAAGGTAACTCAAAAGATTAGCGGCAAAGAAAAGGAGCTTATGATTCCAGTCTACATGTTTGCAGCTAAACTTACAAATGCGGGCAAACCAAATCCTGCATATGAGTCTATCATGTCAGTAAAAGATTCATTTAACTCAATTGCATCAACTGGCGATGAGGATGCCGCGGATAGAGTTCGTATTACGGGTGCAAACCTTCGTATGAATGAGTACTATGCGGCGGATGGTCATCTGGTTTCCTTCCCTAGAGTACATGCTTCATTCGTTAACAAAATTGCTAAAGCTGATTGCAAACCAGAAGCAACTTTCGCAGTTCAGTTCGCAGTAGGAAGTGCGACTGATGAGATTAAGAATGATGAACCAACTGGTCGTTATATGATTAAGGGTATCCTTCCTCAGTATGGCGGTAAGGTAGATGTCATTCCATTCTTCGCAGAAAGTGAAGGAGTTATCAGTGCAGTATCCACATACTGGAGCAATGGTGACACGGTTAAGGCTAATGGTAGACTCGACTTTAGCTCAACTACAGAAGTAACTTATGAAGAAGTTGACTTTGGTGAGCCAATTGAGAAAATTAGAACAATTAATAAGAGCGACCTTATCATAACTGGTGGTTCACAGGAGCCACTTGAAGGTGAGTTCGCCTTTGACGCGGCAGAGCTTCAGACAGCTCTTGCCGAAAGAAAAGAAAGGCTTGAGGCTCAGAAAGAAAAGGATATGTCAAGAATGGCATCAAAGCAGACACCTTCAAAATCTGGTTCAGGATTTGACTTAGGCTTCTAAGTTTAGGAGGTCGCCATGGCTGGAATTGACATACTCAACATTGAGCCAACTGTCATTTCAAGGGACTTGAGAGGAAAATATATTCTTATCTACGGAAAGCCAAAGACGGGTAAAACCACTTTGGCTTCCAAGTTTCCCAAAAACTTACTCATAGCTTTCGAGAAAGGTTATAATGCAATTGACGGTATCAAAGCCGTAGACATCAATAGCTGGTCAGATTTCAAACAAGTTTTAAGACAATTGAAACTACCGCAGGCCCGTGAAATGTATGACACAATAACTATTGATACAACAACAATTGCATATGAAATGGCAGAAAAATATATCTGTCAACAGAATGGAGTTCAAAGTATAAGTGATATTCCTTGGGGTGGTGGATATGCTGCTACTAAAAAGGAATTTGAAACTTGTCTACGACAAATTACAATGCTTGGCTATGGACTTGTTCTAATCTCACATATTGAAACAAGAAAAGAAAAGCGTAGTGATGACACTGAAATAGAAATCCTCGCACCTTCAATGCCAAAGAGATGTTACGAGGTTGTAAATCAAATCGTTGATATAATCGGCTATATAGCAACTGAATGGGATGAAGTCGGTGATAGCCAGAGATGGTTATATACTAGACAAACACCAACAGTAATGGCTGGTAGCAGATTCCCATATTTATCACCAAAAATCAAACTTGGATATGATGAGTTGGTTGAGGCAATAGGAGAAGCTATTGATAAGCAGCGTGAATTGGACGGTGCTACAGTAGTGGATAAAGTAGAAGCTCAAATAAGGGAAGAACTTGATTTTGATCAAATTCGAGATGAAGCTGCTACACTTTGGGGCAACCTAGTGGGTAAAGACCCAGCTAATGCAGAGAAGATTTTGAAGAAGGTTGAAATGGTGTTCGGTAGAAAGATTAAACTTTCAGAAATAACCGAAGATCAGAAAGAGTTATTCAACTTAGTTCTCCTTGATATGAGAGACATGGCAGAGAAATAAGCTTTATGAAAAGCGTACCTGAAGG